AGACGAAGCCAGCGCCATGCTGTTCAAAAAGACCGGCGCAACCGTAGTGGCTATCTTTAGGGTTAACCCTTTGTTTGGCAGCAGGGTTTTGTACAAGGCTTACACCAAAGAAGGCCGGGACAAGAGCATTGAGGACATCGACGTAGGCCTGTTCAGCCAGAATGCAGCCAACAATGCAGACGTTATCAAGCTGATGACCAACGAGATTCCTTGCTCAGAGTATCGTTACGCGCAGTCTGAGGTGGGCCTGTGGTATTTGGAGAAGGGCGTGACGTACACCTGCCGGGTCAGCGTTCCACCAGACAGTCACCGGTTTGTTGGCCAGATCACAGTCGGTTGGGCCCAGCAACCTGAGAACCTTGAGCAGATAAAATTCATGCTGGAAATCGCCAGCGCCATGCTAACCAAAAGGGGTAATTGAATGGATTGGCTTAAACAAATTGCACCGACAATCGCCACCGCGATGGGGGGCCCACTGGCAGGCATGGCTGTATCAGCCATCTCCAAAGCCATTGGCGTAGATGAGGCAAAGGTAGGTGACCTGATTGCCAACAACAAGTTGTCAGCCGAGCAGATCGCACAGGTCAAGCTGGCCGAGATTGAGTTGCAAAAGCAGGCGCAAGAGCTTGGCCTTAACTTTGAGAAGCTGGAAGTGGAAGACCGCAAGTCCGCACGCGAGATGCAGGCCACCACCCGCAGCCTGATGCCACCAATCCTTGCTGGCGCAGTCACCCTTGGCTTCTTTGGCATCATGGTGATGATGTTCTTCAATCAGATCGACAGCAGCAACCCGGCTATCCTGATGATGTTAGGTAGCTTGGGCACTGCTTGGACAGGCATCATTGCCTACTACTTTGGCAGCTCCGCAGGCTCACAAGCCAAAACCGATCTCCTTTCAAAAGCAGGACCCGTGAAATGATTACTGCTGAACAACTCAAAGAACTGCACATCTCCGAAGACTGGCTGGAGCCGCTGAACGAAGCGTTCAACCGCTATGAGATCAACACGCCTTTGCGGATGGCGGCGTTTATTGGCCAGTGCGCCCATGAGTCCGGCAACTTTAAGACCCTGCAAGAGAACCTGAACTACAGCGCTGAGGGCTTGTGCCGGGTTTGGCCGAGCCGCTTCCCCACGCCGGAAGCTGCGCAGCCTTACCACCGCAACCCCGACAAGATAGCCAACAAGGTTTATGGCGGACGCATGGGCAACGGCACCGAAGAGACAGGGGAAGGCAGCCTGTACAAGGGAAGAGGTCTGATCCAATTGACCGGCAAGGACAATTACACCCTGTGCGGAGATGCCTTGGGCGAGGACTTTATCCACTCTCCCGATCTGGTGCTATCCCCCAAATATGCGGCTTTGTCCGCAGCGTGGTACTGGAACAAGCGCGGCCTCAATAAAGAAGCCGACGCCAAGGACTACACCGGGATGACAAAAAAGATCAACGGTGGGACAATTGGGCTTGAAGACCGCATCAAGCACATCAACCACGCACTGGCTGTGCTCACCTAAGAGACCCTCATGCCCCTGCAAAAACTCCAGCTCCGCCCCGGCGTAAACCGAGAATCGACAACTCTGGCCAACGAAGGCACTTGGTTCGAGATGGACAAGGTACGCTTTCGCTCGGGGTATCCGGAAAAGTTGGGCGGCTGGACCCTTGACACGGGCACAACGACTTCTGCCTTGCAGCCACCGGCCGGATCGTACTGGGGCGTGGCCCGCGCTCTTTGGAACTGGATCACGTTGGCAGGCTTTAACCTGATGGGGGTGGGTACAAACCTGAAGTACTATATCCAGCAAACGGCTGGCGGCTCCTTCTACGACATCACGCCTATTCGGGATGTCAACGCCGTGGCATCAAACGCCTTCACTACGGTCAACGGCTCCACAACGGTAGTTGTCAACGATACAGGGTACAACGGCCTTACTGGCGACTTTGTAACAATTTCTGGGGTAGGCGGCGCAATCAACGGCATTCCTGCTGCAGCGCTGAACCAAGAGTTCCGCATAACTTTTCTGACATCCAATACGTACAGTATCACGGTCTCTTCCCCTGCCACATCTTCAGGAACAACTGGCGCTGCAACATTTACGTATCAGATTTCTACTGGCGGCGAGATTTTTACCGTGGGCGTTGGCTGGGGCGCTGGCGGTTGGGGCGGCGATTCTGGTGGCACGTTGACAGGGTGGGGCGCTCCAGCCCCTGCGGGCCTTGGTATTGGCGAACAAATGCGCTTGTGGAGTCAAGCCAACTATGGCCAAGACCTCGTCATCAACCCACGGGGCGGGGCGCTGTACTTGTGGAAAGTGAACATCTCGCCCACCGTGTATGACCGCGCCGTTTTACTGAGCTCAACAAGCCCCGCGCCTTATACAACAGATACCAGCTGCCCGTCCATCTGCAACATTGTCACTGTGTCGGATGCCTCGCGGTTTGTTATTGCGTTTGGTTGTAACGACTACGGTGAAACAGCACTTGACCCCTTGCTGATACGTTGGTCCGACCAAGAGAACTATGCCGTGTGGGCCCCTCTGGCAACCAACCAAGCAGGTAGCTACCGACTCAGTACAGGCTCCAGTATTGTTGCCCAGCTGCAGACGCGGCAGGAGATATTGGTTTGGACGGACGCTGCAATCTACTCCATGCAATATCTTGGCCCACCGTTTGTTTGGGGTTTTCAGATCATGGGTGCAAACACGTCCATTGCCGGTCCCAACGCTGTAGCCACGGCCTCCAACATTACCTACTGGATGGGGCTTGATAAGTTCTACATGTACTCCGGTCGGGTAGAAACGCTGTATTGCCCCCTGCGTCAGTACATCTTTGGCGACATCAACTTACAGCAGCAATACCAATTCTTTGCAAGTACCAATGAGGGCTTCAACGAAATCTGGTGGTTCTACTGCTCGGCCAACTCCACAACAATCGACCGCTATGTGGTCTATAACCACCTTGAAAAAATCTGGATGTACGGCAATTTGGCGCGTACTGCTTGGGTGGACAGTGCTCTGCGGGACTTCCCCACTGCCGCTGGCTACAACGGCCAGTTGATTTACCACGAAGACGGCGTGAATGATGGCACAACAAACCCACCAAGTCCTATTACGGCGTACATCCAGTCAGCCGACTTCAATATCGGTGATGGGCACAACTACGGTTTTGCATGGCGCATGATCCCTGACATTACCTTTGATGGCTCGACAGTCAACAACCCCGCAGTGACAATGACGTTGCGTCCACGGCAAAACCCCGGCGCAAACTACAGCGCCGCTGCGTCCCCCGAAGTGGTCAGTGCCCAGAACTACCAAGGCCAGCGCAACTACGTGGTGCAGCAGTTCACCGAGATTGTGTATGTCCGGGTCCGGGGTCGTCAGATGGCGTTCCGTATTAGCTCGGATGGTCTGGGCGTGCAGTGGCAGCTTGGCGTTCCGGCGCTCGACATCAGGCCTGATGGCCGGAGATAAAAATGAGCCAGAAAAATGTCCGCGCCCCACTGCTACCGGTTGCTCCGGTAGAATACAACGCACAGTTTATGAACCAAGTGCTGAGTGTTCTGCGGTTGTACTTCAACCAATTGGATAACGCTGGCCCTATGACAGCATCAACGCAAAGGGTAAACGGCACTATTGTGGCGGGTTTGAGTTTTATCCAACCCGACCCGGCAGTCCCAAACACCTTCACAGTTAGCTTGCCAACGCAGGCCGATTTGGGTAACCTTCGGGTAGGGGACATCTACTACGATACCACCGCTGGCAACGTACTGAAAGTAAAGACATGAGCCTAGAACTTGCTGCACAACACCTTGCCAGTCGTGGGCGCAAAGGCGACTCCATGTTGGTGCATATGGCCCCAGAAGAAGTCTCGGGCCTACAGGCGCTTGCCAAAGCCGCAGGCGGCACCCTGACGCTCAACCCAGATACGGGTTTACCCGAAGCCAACTTCCTCAAGCGGATGCTGCCCATGATTATTGGCGCTGGCATTACTGCGGCCACAGGCGGCGCTGCCGCCCCTTGGATGATCGGCTTGGGGTTAGGTGGTGCAGAAACGATTCGCACCGGCAGTTTGGAAAAAGGTCTGATGGCAGGTCTTGGCGCGTACGGCGGCGCTGGTCTGACTGGCGGGTTGATGGGCGCTGGCAATGCGGCTGCTAGTCAAGCGGCGTCTGCCGCAAACCCCAGTTTTGTGGGGCCTATGCCCGGCGCGGCAAGCGGCACAAGTGCTTTGGGCGCAGGCATTCAAGGTCTTGGCACCGAAGCAGGCCGATCCGCTGCCCTTTCTGGCATGGGTGGTGGTATGCAAGCCGCCAAGTACGGTCTGGCTGCACTGAGCCCCACGCTGCAGCCCGATGCGGCAAAGCCTTATGACGGTGGGGGCCCGAACCCATACGAATACGACTACGACCCCAACAAACAAACCTACACTCGCGTAGCTCCCGGCACCAGAGCGCGGGACATGATGCCGCCTTCGTTGGCTCCGATCACAACCATGGCAGCAGGTGGCCCGGTTGAAGACATGTCTTACCAAAACCGCATGGACACCATGATGGCCAACAACGGCCAGATGTACGCCGCAGGGGGTGTTTCCCACCTTGGTGACTACTCCGATGGCGGTCGTCTTTTGAAAGGTCCCGGCGATGGCGTATCTGATTCCATTCCTGCAACGATTGCGGACAAGCGCCCAGCGCGTCTTGCTGATGGTGAGTTCGTTGTGCCTGCTCGTATCGTTTCTGAACTAGGCAATGGCTCCACGGAAGCGGGCGCACGCAAGCTGTACGCCATGATGGACCGGGTTCAAAAAGCTCGCGGCAGGACCACGGGCAAAGACCGCGTGGCCGTGAATAGTCGCGCTGAAAAACTTCTCCCCGCGTAACCATGCCGTTGCACCACGTACACCCTAGCACTCTGCCAACCATCTGGCCGATTGCGTTTCCGCTGTTGAAAAAAGCGATTGACCTCGACCCCGAGGCCTACAACCCGCAGTTCATTGAGTACAGCATCCGTACAGGGCGCGTACATCTGCTGGTGTGGGAAGAGCCAGAAGAGGGTATTACAGGTGCTTGCACAATTGAGATAATTGACGACCCGCTAGAGCGTATTGCGCATGTGCACCTCATGGGGGGAAAAGGCGTTGTGCGGGAGCACGTTTTTGACGAAGCCAAAGATTTCATGCGCCGTTGCGGAGCAACGAAAGCGCAGTGCTGGGCCAAAGGCACACTGGTCGATATGTACAAAAAAATGGGGTTGGAAAACACCCACCAAGTAATGAGGGTCAAGCTATGAAAACGAGCTATTCACGCCGCGAACTTTACGAGTTTGGGGAGTCGCTGGGCGACGCTGTTACCCGCAAAGAAGGCGGGCGCATCATTTACGGCGGTGGGGGTAGTGGCGGGGGTGGCGGCGGTACAAGTACCCAAGTTGTTGACCTGCCTGAGTGGGCCAAACCTACAGCGCAGAAACAGTTGGGCCTCACTGAAGCTGTGACTGACATCAACAAAAACCCATTCCAATCTTTTGGCGGCATCAAGGATGCGTCGGGCAAGCAAGTAGGTTTTGACCCCAGCAAAGTAGTTGCCGGACAGGACCCACTGCAGACGAAGGCTTATGAAGGCGCAGGCAACTTGCAGACTTCTCCCCAATTGGGGATGGCCAGCGGCTTGATGGCGGCTGCGTCGCAGCGTGCGTTGAATACAGGCTACAACCCCGGCCAGTTTCAAAACCAATACTACGGCTTCGACCCTTACCAGTCTGGTGAGTTTCAAAACCAATTCCAAGCGCCCGGCCAGTACCAGTCAGGGCAGTTTGGTGCGGATCGCGTGCAAGCGCAGGACCTCCAGAACTACCAGATGCAGGCTCCTGCCGACGTTCGTTCGCAGGGCTACGATGCAGCTACGATGGGCGCTGCCCAAACCGGCTACAACCCCCAGCTGCAGACATTCCAAATGGGGCCCGCAGAGCGCGTAGAAACACAATCTTTTGCACAGCCCGGCTCGGCCGATGCGTACATGTCGCCGTACATGCAAAGTGTTGTGGGCATACAACAGCGCGAAGCACAACGTCAAGCAGACATTGCTGGTACTCAGCGCGGCGCTGCGGCGGTTAAGTCGGGTGCGTTTGGCGGCAGCCGTCAAGCCATCATGGAGGCCGAAGCTGCCCGTAATCTGGCGCAGCAAAAGGGTGACATCCAAGCCACAGGTCTGCAGGCCGCATTTCAACAAGCACAGGGGCAGTTCAACGCAGAGCAGCAAGCACGCCTTGCGGCGCAGCAAGCCAACCAACAGGCAGGCCTCACCGTGGGGCAGCAAAACCTTGCCTCGCAGATCGGTACGCAGCAGCTGGGCGCAGGGCAAATCGGGCTGCAGACATCGCTGGCCAACCTGTCCAGTCAGCAGCAAGCTAACGTGCAGAACCAAGCCGCGCAGAACCAAGCGATGGGCATGAATGCCCAGCAAGCAATGCAAGCGGCTTTGGCCAACCAGCAAGCTGGGCTCACTACGGGTCAACAAAACCTTGCGGCCAACCTTGGCGTCCAACAGCTTGGCTCTGGGCAAAATATGCAAGCGCAGCTGGCTAATCAGCAGCAGAACCTCGAAGCGCAGCGTATGCGGGAGCAGTCTCGCCAGTTTGGCGCAGGCCAAGGCATGACCGCCGCTCAGTTGCAAGCGCAGTATGGGATGTCGGCGCAACAAGCCCAAGAGGCCTCACGCCAATTTGCATCCAGTCAAGCAGCCCAGCAAGCAGCGCAGGGCGCTCAGTATGGTCAAGCTGCGCAGCAGTTGGGCGAGCAGTCACGCCAGTACGGTGCAGGTCTGGGACTTCAGGGTTTGCAGGCAGCTATGACCGGCGCAGGCCAGTTGGGCCAGCTCGGTGGCCAACAGTTCGGCCAACAAAAAGACATCCTCGGCTTGCAGAACCAGTTTGGTGGTCAGCAGCAGGCCCAGCAGCAGGCGCTCATCAACGCCGAAGCCCAAAACTTTGCAGCCCAGCAACGCTATCCGTATCAGCAGCTGGAGTTCATGTCCAACATCCTGCGCGGCACGCCAATGGGTACGGTACAGTCCATGTACCAACCTCAGCCCGGTATTGGACAGCAGCTTGTTGGCGCAGGCACTGCGCTGTATGGCGCAAGCAAGTTGGCCAAGGGCGGTATGGTGAAGAAAAAATCGGCGGGTTTGGCTGAGCTGGCCCTGTCCAAAATCTGAGGTAGGCCATGATCGACGTCAATAAAATTACCTCCACGCTGGCCAAGTTGCCAGACCAGCAACTGCAGCAATACGCGCAGATGCACAAGAACGACCCGTACATCATGGCGTTGGCCATGTCCGAGTCCAACCGCCGCAAAGAGATGCGCTCTGCTGGTCAGGGTGCGCAGGGTATGCAAGAGCAACCGAAAGTTGTTGATAGCGAAATCGCCCAGATGGCTCCGCAGCAGTTGCCCGAAGACCAAGGCATTGGCCAGCTCCCCGCAGGCGACATGAACTTTGCAGATGGCGGCATCATTGCGTTTGCTGACGGTGGCGGTGTTGAGCGGTATCAAGTTGGCGGGGCTATTCAAAGCAAGTATCAGCAAGAATCGCAAGAAATGGGTATGGGCACGCGGATGCAGTACAGCCCAGACGTTCAGGCATTTGTGCAAGCGCAAGAGCAAGCAAGCAGAGCAAGCTACGCCGACCGCGAAAGAGCGCAAATGCTACAAGGGCCATACGGCCGCACGGCGGCACCCGCACAGGCCGCCCCCGCTCCTCGCATAGAACCTACATACAGCCCGGCAGACGTTAGCGGTATGGATCGCCGCCTCATGTCGGGTAGCCAGCCCAGTATTGCGTCTCTTAAAACGCCCTTGTCGCCTAAAGCAGCGCCCACTGCCGATACCAAGCCCGCAGCCCCGCGCCCAGCCCCCACAGACAAAGCCGCTGCCAAACTCCCCGGCCAAGCGGATTTGGCCACGCTGTATCAAGACATTTTGGGTAAACAAAACTTCCAAGACCCGGCGGCGGAAGCCTCACTGCAACTGGAAGCCCAAGAGCGTGCAAACGCTGCTGCAGACAGACAAGCAATTGCCCAAGATGCTGAGCGCTTCAAGGATGCATACAAAGGTCGTGAGGGCCGTTTGGCTGAACGCGAAGCCGACATCGGCAAGCAAAAGGGTACTAACACAGGCTTGGCTTTTCTGAACGCGGGTCTGGCCATCATGTCCACTCCGGGCGGTTTGGCATCAGCTATTGGTAAAGGTGCGCAAGTCGGCACAGCGCAGTTTGCTGCAGGTCTGGATAAGATTCGCTCCGCACAAGAGCGTTTGGGCGAGGCACGTGACCGTCTTGACGACATGAAACTCAACCGCGAAGAAGTTACAGCTAAAGACCTGCGCGATGCCGAGCGTAAATACCGCGAAGTGGCGGTTACGGTTCAGAAACGCACAATCGACGGCGTGCGCCAAGCTGCGGGCGTTAACGAGGCCCGCGCTAAAAATATCTACGACAAGACCGTGGACATGACCAAAACGGTGTACGAGCAAGAGCAACAGAACAAGCGTTCGGCCGGACAGGTTGCGGCAACACTCAACACGCCTGATCGTATTTTGTTCGATCAGTTGTTGAAAAAGAACAATAACGATGCTGTCAAAGCGCTGGAAGAGTTCAAGGTTGCCAAAGGCGACAAGTTTGATGTGCGCACGTCGTACGCAGACTACCTTAAGGCTTTTGCCGGTAAAGAAGGTCTGACCCCGCCCATGTCGATGGGGGCTTACGCAGGACAGTTTGGGGCTATGCTGCCTCGCTGATCTTTGCCATAATAGGCAGGCGCTTAAACATTCGGGGTCGCGCTCCCCGATCACAATTCGAGAACTGCTATGGCTGACAAAATCCAACTCCCCAATGGTGCTTTCTTTCCGGTCAAAGATGGCGAGAGCAAGGAGCAGGCGCTGGCCGTAGCCAAGCAGATGTACCCCGATGCGTTTGCCCCGCCTGTAGCAGCAGGTCCCAAGCAAGACACCACGGGCGGTGCAGCTGCGTTCTCTGCTGGCCTTACCCGCTTGGGCGGGCAGGCCGAACTGCTAAAAGGCAAACTCGGCATTAAGAGTGAAGCCGAGGCGCAAAAACAGTACGAAGCCGCGCAAGCCAAAGCTGCCGCACGCTTTACCCCCACCGAAGACAGTTTTGCTGAGTCTCCGTTCCTGAAGTTCCGAGAACTTCTTGGCGGATCGCTGCCGTCCATGGCCCTCCCTGCTGCTGCAGGTCTTGCCGCTTTGGCGGCTCCAGTATCGGTACCTGTTGCTGCGGGCTTGGGTTTGCTGGGCGCAGGCGCTGTGTCCGCAGGGCAGTTCACGGCTTCCAACCTTGGCGCTCAGGTAGATACAGGCAAGACGCTTGAAGAGGCCAGCCTCGGCAAAGCCGCTGCTGCAGCCGTCCCACAAGCACTGATTGACACTGCCGCTATGGCGTTGATTCCCGGTATCGGCAAGCTGTTTGGCTCTGTGGGCTCCAAGCTGACAACTGAGCAAGCCAAAGCGATCGCCAACCAGACGCTGGGCAAAACTGTCTTGGACTACACCGCTAAGACAGGTGTAACCGCAGGACGGGAAGGCGTGACCGAAGCTACGCAACAGGTGCTGGAGCGCTTGCAAGCTGGCCTGAACATCGCAGACCCCGAAGCCCGCAAAGAGTACATTGACAGCTTCATCGGCGGCGCAGTACTGGGCGGCACACTGGCCCCTGTCGGCCGTGCATTTGAGCGCGGCAGCGCAAGGTCCCAAGCAAGAGAGGCCCAACGTCTTGAGACTGAAGCCGCCGCCAAAGTTGAAGCGCAACGCGCCGAAGAAGCAAAACAACAACTGGCAGCAGAACGAACCAAGCCAGAGTACTTGACTGATTTGCAGACTCGTTACGACGCATTGGTCAAGCAAGAAAAAACGCTTGAAGAAAAAACCAAAATTAAGCCAGAAGGTACAGACCCAGCAGCTAAGCAATTTGCCGCCGAACAAAAGAAATTAGCGGTTCAAGAGCTTAAAGACTTTAGGGCGTCGCCTGAGTACGAGTCACTGGTGCAAGAACGCGTTGAAGCAACGCCTCTCCTGCGCAAAATAGAAGCAGAAAAGAAAGCTACCGAAGCGGTTTTTGGTAAAGAGCCTGCGTATGCAGCGGAAGATACGTCCGATATTGAGCAAGCCGCGCAGCTCAAAACACGTATCGACGACCTGAAAAAGAAACAAGCAGGCCTGCCGCCTGTTCAACAGCAACCGTTTCAAAACCAAATCAACGCACTGGAAGACACGCTTGAAAAACTGGTGCCCGATGCGGGTGTGTACAGTGCAGCCGAGAAACAACTTAAGACCGCGGTACAGCAGCTGCAGCAGCAACTTGTTGACGCAGCAACTACCGAACAAGAGCAGGCAATTATTGCCCGCATGGATAGGACGGAAGCCGCGCTCCAGAACCTACAACAGTTCAAACCGTTTGTAAAAACCGTAACGCAAATGCCGTCCGTAAGCGACTTGCGTGACAAGATGGATGTTGCCAAAGCAAACGGTGACGTTGACGCTATTCGCCGTTTAACCCCACAACTGGCTGAAGCGGAAAAGCAAACTACGCTAGATTTTAATACCGATGATTATGAACGTTTAGCCGATTTGCGGATGGCGATCAAAGCGCTTAACGCTCGTTTGCGCGAAACAACCGATCCCGAAAAACGCGCTGAACTTACACAAGGTATTGCAACCGCAGAGCAAAAGTTAAATCGCATACGTAGCGTGCCAAGCGGTCCTGCACTGGCTGACGAAATTGCAACAGCTAGGGAAGAAGCCAAGCTCCGTAGTCAAACCGTTGCTAAAGAAACCGAAGCGCTGTTTCGCATGGGCGATAAAGGGCTTACCGACTTTGAAGTAGGTTTACGCAAAGCACGACTGGACGAAGCGCGTGAGATAATGCGCCAAGCCAGCAAGCCCGCCAGCGAACGCTTGAAGTTTGCCCAACCCTACCGCGTGCAGCCCGGCGGCAAACTCAATCAAACCACACGCGCCAGTTTGTTGGTGCAAGAAAACGAGCAGGACTGGGCATCGTTTGATAAAGAAGCCAAAGAAAACGCATTTCGTGTTGGGGACCGTGAGAAGCTGCGCACTCAACTCAAAGACAAACTTAAAGAACTTGAGGCTGAGTACGAAAAATTTTCCGCATACGGCCCGTCAAAAGCCTTGGAGTTGGTAAATACCGAGACAGACGCCATTCAAAAAGCTCTTGCACAAGTTGAGCGCAAGTTAAAAATTGGGCGAGACAAAGCGGTTCGTGAAGCTGATATTGACACCCAAATTACGCAAGCAAGCGATGCGCGTGTTGCAGAGCTGATTGACCGCCTGCTACCTTATGCTACTGGCGAAAAGCCTCGTACTGCGGACGAAGCAAAAGCTAAACAAGCGCGTGAAAAGAAACAAGAGCTTGGCCAAGCCTCGTTGTTTGACGTTGAAGCACAGAAAGAACTTGCCACAAGTGTGCCCACGGGAGAACGTGAGGGCCGTCGTGTTCAGTTTGACGAAGAGGGTTTTAAGGTCAAAGACACCTCCACCCCAGCACCGGCCAAGCCCGCTGCACAGAAGAGCGGCGCTGCCCCGATTGAGCAAGCCGCAGACTTGGTGGACCGGGCTAAAGAGCTGCGAGCACGTTCAAAAGAATACAGCGCGGCTATTCAAAAAGCCGGGCGTCCTACCGACCCTGAAAAACTGGCGCGTCTTAACGACCTCAAAGATTTGCGCGACAGCACACAGACAGAACTGGAAGCGGTACAAACCCAGTATGCCGGTTTGGTAGAACGCCAGACCCCTGCGTATGAAGCCGAAGATACCGCCCCCGGTACTGCTGATTTGTTTGGTGGTCTGGAAGAAGCACGCGGTAAAGCTAACCGTATCCAGCGCGAGTTGGATGCCCTGTACCAAGAACGCGACGACATTCGCGCAGGCATGGAGCGCCGTAGTCAAGTTGGGGCAACACCTCAATTGCAGGCGCTTGCCGATAAGTTTTCTAAAGAAACACCGCGCTTAAAGCAAGTCGAAGATGAAATTGAAAAAACTGAAGCACGGCTTCAAGAAGCTTCTGGCCGCCGAAGCGATCGCTTTGACGAGTTTGCACAAGCCCGTGAACGCGAACGCGTAGAACAAGAGGACTCTCGCACCCGCACGCTGCCCGGCTTTGAACGACGTGCTGGCCTAAGACCCGTTGACCCTGCCAAAATGCAGGATGCCAAGCAGCGTTTGGTTGCATTGAAGAACGTGGAAGAAACGCTGCGCAAAGCGCGGGCGTCTGGCGATTCGGACCCCACCCGTTACCTACGCCAAGTAGCGGCCATGAAAACGGAAGAGTACGAAGCGTTCTTGATTCAATCAAACGACCCGATTGTAAAAACATGGCCTGCGCAAAAAACAGCGGTGCTTAGCAGGCGCTACCCTAAGCGGATTGACGCAACTGCCCGTGACCTTGAGCGTGCCGAAACGCAACGCAAAGAGATCAACTACTTTAACAACCTTGTTAAAGGCAGCAAACGCAAACTTGCGGAAGACGCTTTGCAAGACAACTTGCAGCAGCAAGAAAAAGTCCGTGCTGAGATAACCGACCTTGAGCGCCGTCAACGTGCCTACGAACAACAAGAGGCTGTTCGTGCTGGCGCTACTCCCGGCACTGCCGAAGCCGAGCGCTTGATTGCAGGCGAAGGCTACCGCACTTCCACTGGTAAAACTCGTACGCTTCCCAAAAAGTTGGCAAGTTGGGGCATTACCAAAATCGACAAAAAGACGGCAACACCTGTACCTGTTGAAAAAATAGCGCTCACATCCCGCATGCTTGGCGCTTACCAAAAAGAAGTTCAAGCAGAAGCCGACAGCCAAACAACAGAAAAACTGTCTTTGGAAAAACGGATTGCAAGTGCTACCAAAAACATTGAGAACATGAACGCTGCGCTTAAGCAGGTGTACCCTGACAGCGTAGCCACAGACGTTGAAGCCGAAATTGAAAAGCTCTTGGCAAGCGGTTTGGAACCTGCGCAATTGCAGCAGGTCGAGAACATGCAGCAAACCTATGCCGCGCTTAAAACAACAACGGCAGGCAACACTGTAGGCGAAGTGCTTGCACGACTGAATGCTGAACGCGAAAAACTGCTCAGCACAACAGGCCGCTTCACTGCACGTCGCGGGTCTGTGTTTGACGATAAGGAACAAAAGACAGTCTCATTCACAGTAGACGAACAACTGCGCGAAATTGCGGCGCTTATCCGCGAACTTGAAAAAGAGCAAAGTAAAAAGCAAGATGCGTGGACCACGTCGTTCAACGCGTTGGTTAAAGAGAAAAACAGCAATGCGCTGATTGCGTCGCAGGAGCTGGGGTTTGCCGAATTAGAGCTTGCGTCTGCAAAGCGCAAGCTCAATGAAATGCTTGCCGGAACGCAAAAACAAATTGCGGCAACAGAAAAACTTCCAGACTCGGCAAGCAAAAACGCTGCGTTGGCTGAATTGGCTACTGCAAACGAGCGTCAGTCGGCACTGCTGCCTATTGAGCCGGGCGAAGTTAGCGACATAACGGAGATGCGGCTGTCTGATTGGGCGCGTCGTTACGGCTTTGGCGCCTACAACTCGCTGCTGAATACCTACAACAAGACCGCAGAAGAACTTGCGCAGTACCAGTTTGCGTACAAGAAAGCTCGCCTTGAGCAGTTGGGATTGACTCGTGCTTACGGCGACGACATCAAAAACGTAATTGACAACGAAGTTACAAAAATCCAAACGCTGACTCCTGAGCTTGAGGCTAAAGCAAAAGAAAACGCAGCGATAACCGAGCAGTTAAAGAAAGCCAATCAAGCGCTTGCAAAGGCAAAAATTGCCGAGCGCGAAGCTGCAGCCAAAAAACCGCAAGATCAGCTGGCGGCATTCAAATACACCAACGAAGAACGTGCTGCGTTGGCCCGTATCCGCGAAGGTTTGGACTTGCCCGGCACACGTTTTGAAAGCGACACTACATCTTCTTTGGTGGTCAAGACACGCAAGGTGGTACGCGACACGCTTGCCTTGCGCAGAGCGGAGCTGGAAAAAGCACAGGCCCAAAACAACGTGCCAGAAGTTCAGCGGCTCACACCTATTATCAAACAGCTTGAGAGTGACTACGAAAGCGTAACTCAGTTGGGCGAGCGTGTTATTACGCCCGTTGGCGAAGGCGCTGAAGATCGTACAGCTGAACGCGTGCAACCGTTGGCCGAACCCGATACCCGCCTTGGTCGCCGCAAAGTTGGGCCTGTTGCCCGTGTTGGCACGCAGCCCCCAAGCCAGATGCTGTCTGGTACAGAAGAGTCACGGGAAGCTATTTCCAAGGGCAACAGGCCCATGCAAGCAGGCGTAGTGCGTCTGACGGCTGCGGATATGAACCGCGCCGATGCTAACTCGGTAAGTTTGGCGGTGCTGAAACAAAAACTGGACGCCGCTACCGGGGATCGCAAAGCTGAACTCAACGCAGCTTTTGATGCCGCTACTGACGGCATGACTGATGCGCAGATCAAAGAAAAAATTAAAGAGGGTAACGACCTGATTAAAGTGCCCGGAGCTGCCGCAGTTGTTGCAGCAAAGGAACGGTACAACGCCGCACGCGCAGTCTTTGAAAAAGCTGACGCTGATTACAAAGCAGCCAAAACACCTGCGGCCAAAGAGTTGGCAGGAGACGCAAGGGACGATGCGGAGCAGGCAAAAGACCGCGCATTTGAAATGCTTAGAGATGCCGAAGCTAACGTAGCTGCGGGGTTTACGCCTAACAAGTCGGCTAAGCAACAAGCGGAAGAAGCCATTGAAGATAACTTGCGTATCTCTGCTAAACCCGGCACCGAAGAAGCTGACGCTGGACTTGAGCGAGCCGAACAAAGCGGCCGCCGCGGCATCCGCGATGAAGGCAGCTTTGACGTAGCTACGGTGTATTCCACATCTACGCAAGAGGAATCGAATCCAGCGGTCCAAGAAGCCATCAACGATGGGCGTTTTGTTGAGGCCATTGAAAGACTGGCGGTAGACAGTAACAACCCGTTGATACGAGAAACCGCAAACGACATTCGCCGGTTGTTGCTGCGCACCAAAGTTGTGACAGTGCCAGACCTGATGCACGATGGGCAGCCTGTGCCCGCTTTGTACAGCCCTTCCAACAACACTGTAATGATCCGCCCGGGCGAAATCACAGACGAAAACCTTGTGCACGAAGCTGTTCACGCGGTTACGTTGCAAGTAATGCGTGCGCCCGATTCCAACCTGACACCGCAGCAACGCAACGCTAAACGAGAAATCACGGCTATTTTCAAACAACTTGAGAAACGTCGTGACTTGGCAACTCAGTACGGTATCAGCGACGTAGAAGAGTTTGTGTCGGAGATGCAATCCAACCGTGAGTTCCGCGCTGCCGTAGATCAGCAGCCTTGGTACAAACGGTTCTGGCACGCGCTGACTCGTCTGTGGAGCAACCAGCCGATTGCAAAGATCAGCGACCAGACCAGCGCCCTCATCAAACAAATCTACACGCCATCGAACACATTGAGTGTTGGCAAACAATCTGTGCCTTCGGTCTTCCGCCGCGAAGCTCCGCCTACGTCCGCTATTGTTGGGTACGAGCCAAACAAACTGGACACTCTGCGGGGTAACTTGTTTGGGCTGTCCGGGCGTGTGCAGTACATTGACCGTTTGGCTGCTGCCGACGAAGGTATTGTGAAAGCCGAAGGCGCAGGCAAGCTGTCGTCCACTGAAGCATTCAATGCCCAGTATTTCATGCGCATGAGCGACAAAGTTACGCAAGCTGCTGGCCAGTTTATTACGGATGGCCCGGTTCGCATCGTAGCTGACAAAGTCGGTACTGCCACGGAATACCGCTACGAGTCCGTCGCTGGCGCAAACCTTGTCAAGATGAGCACTGCTATCGAGCGTGGGGCCAAAGCGGGGGGCATGAACCCCCAAGAAGCCGAGACAATGCTCACGGTACTTATTGCCGGACAGCGTGCCAACGCTGTGGCCAACGGTTGGGAGCGGTTGCAAGCCAAAGACCCCGCCGGAGCTAAAGCCGAGTACACCGCTTACGTCAACAAGATGAACGCCAACCCCGAGGTCAAAGCGGCCATGGAAGAAGCGATGCGCGAGTACAAGACGTACAACGAAGGTTTGCTGAACTTGGCCGCACAAACAGGGTACTTGAGCAAGGACGAAGTCCGGCGTCTGAACAAGCAACCCTACGTGCCTTTCTACCGCGTAGAAGAAGGCAACGTCAAACTGTTTGTGCTGGGCGAGCGCCCAATCACAATCGGCAACCTTAAAGACAACCCCGATCTCAAACAGTTCTTGGGCGACGAGCAGAAGATTCAACCGATCCTGACCAGCGCTGTGCAAAACACGTTCATGCTCACCCGCATGGCCATGCACAACAAAGCCACTATGGAAACAACAAACGCTATGTACAAGGCGGGGTTTGTTTCCAAAATGGGTAAGGGGGCGGGGCTTGCAAACCCCGACACCGTTCACTACAAAGTTGACGGGGAAGATTACTTTGCTGTGATTGATTCCGATACGTTCGGTATTCCCGCCGAGTTGATCGTGCGCGGTATGGAGGGTATCAAGACCACCATTCCATCTATCGTGAAGATGCTGGGTATCCCTGCGGACATCTTGCGAACATTTATTACGCGAAGCCCTGCTTACGTTGTGCGGCAGTTGGTGCGCGAACCGGTCAACGCTTTTATTGTCTCTGGCGTGGACGGGGTTCCGATTGCCAACGCTTTGCGTGAGTTGGCCAAGATGCAGACAGGCATCAACCCTGCTGAACGGGAACTTATGCGCGGGCTTGTTGTCAGCTCCAACATCTACACCGGCGGCGAAGCCGACATGCAGAAGTTCTTGAACAGCGTGTCTTCTGGGCGTGGGGGCTGGGACAAATTCTTGGGCAAACTGGACACCCTTGCACTGCAAGCGGATGCTGCCACGCGCACAACGATTTACAACGACTCGCTTAACAAGGGGTTCTCTAAGGCCAAAGCGCAGTTCCGCACCATGGAGTCGGCCAACTTCGGCCGTCGAGGTCTGTCGCCTAGCATGCAAGTAATGAGCACGCTGGTGCCGTTCTTCAACGCCCAGATTCAAGGTTTGGACGTGTTGTACCGGTCGTTTAAGGGTGACATGCCGTTTAGCGAGCAGTTGGAAATTCAGCGTAAGATTGTGGCGCGTGGTTCCCTGTTGTTTGCGGGGTCGTTGGCTTACGCCTTCATGATGCAAGACGATGATGACTACAAGAAAGCCAAACCCGAAGAGCGGTACAGCAACTTCTTTGTGAACATCCCGTTTGTTAAAGACCCACTTAAACTGCCTGTGCCGTTTGAAGTAGGTTTGCTTTTCATGGGCTTGCCGCAGGCTATGGTCGATGTTGCCATGGGCAACGCTACCGGCAAAGAAGCGGCAAAAGCCATTGGTAAACTGATTCTTAACTCGGCTCCGGGCGTGGTTCCTGCTGCCCCCAAACCGATTATCGAAGCCTTCTACGGTGAAACCGCTTTTGGGCCAATCGAGTCGGCGCGTGAGAAGCTGTTGGAAGCAGGCGCACGATTCCGTCCGGGTACGACCGAACTGGCCAAGACGCTTGGTAGTGTGACCGGAGAGGTCGGCATTTCTCCGTTGTTGATTGAGCATTTTGTTCGCGGTTATACCGGGGGCCTTGGCGTGGCGCTTATGTCTACGCTGAACCCGCTGTTGCGCTCCGAAGCCGAGGGAGAAAAGATGCCTGTTGGCGCATCACGCCAGCCGTTTATTGGCGGCTTGTTCCAGCCTTCCGAGGGCCGGTTCCTCATTGAGCGTGCGTATGAACGCATGGATGACGTTATCCAAGCGCAGCAGACATACAAGGACTTGGTAAACCGGGGCCAGAAGGACCGCGCTGTTGCGTATGCCAAAGAGAACGCATCCTTGATTGTCGGTGCACCAATGGCGGGGGCATTTAGGCAGCGCATGGGAGAGTTGTTTGATATGGAGCGCAAGATTGTGGCTAACCCACGGTTGTCTGGTGAAGAAAAAGAAGCCAAGGTGCAGCAACTCAAAGACCTGCAAAACAAGACGGCCCTTAACTTCTACGCCGCTACCGATAGAACCACACCCCGCTGAGTCCTTTGTGGACGGCGGGGTAGGCTTTGGCGTCGAAGATGCGGCAGCGCAGCGCTTCACTCAATCCGACTTTGCGGACTTGTTCGGAGTTGAGGCAAGGGACGAAAAACCCCTGCCCCCGCTCAACCCGGAACCACGGGAATGCTCTGGAGTACCGAGTCATCGAGTGTGCTCATGTTCGCGCTCAAGCGCAGTGTAGACACACGCATCGGCGGGCCATCTGTCTTGGCCATCATGTCCTTCTTGAGAACCTGCTGCACGATGAACGATTGGGCAATGTCCTGCTTGAACGTAGAGTAGCTGAAGCTCATGTTGGAACAGAACGCACGGAGCAGGCGCTCCTCAATGTAGTAGTCGATGTAGCCCGGATTGACGCCATGCTCGACCCGGCCCATGATTTCCTGCCTTGTCGTGGTCTTGCCGACACTCGTGCCGTCCCCAAACATAGCCGCAGGGCCAGCCTTCTCGCCGTACTTGACGATAACGAACTTGCCTTGGAACTCTTGGGTGAACGCGTTGAGTACGTCCTCTGCGGTGCGCTTGCCGCCTTTAATGGCCTGACGCTGGTGGTCGATCTGACGGCGGTACGACTCGATGATCTCCTGCAAGGGGATATTGACAATGCCTGTGTGCTTGTCGCTCAAGATCAGCCCTGCCGCAACGATTGCGCCCACACCTGCCATCCAGTACCGCTCGTCGTTGGGGGCCTTGTACTCGGTGTACATCCGGCGTACACACTCAGGCACCAATTCACGCAACATGCTGACGTTGTCCACCAGATACTGCGCCAATATTTCCCCTGCCACGGCAAAGTTAAACGGCAGCGTCTTGATGATCTCAATCTCATCTTGCGTCCACTCCAGCTTCACGTCCATGTTGAACTCAATCATGCGGCGCAGCTCACCCTCGGATGAGTGCTTGCGCTCACCTGTCATGTAGTCAACGGCAGGGCGGTTGGAAGACATCAGCGCCAGCGTTGCCCATGTGGACAGGTTTAACCGTTCCTTGTTGGTGCCCGACTCCATCCGCTCTTTGCCGCGCCCTTCGCTCATGCTGAACAAGAAGGCGGGGAACCACTCGAAATCCTTGCGGTTATTGGTTGTGATCTCGTCCGTGATGAGCGGCAAGCTGCGCAGGTGTCCGAGGCGTTGCTGCATTGCAACAGGCGATGTGCCAGAGCCTGTGCGGTAGTGGATCGGATGGCCCCAGATGGATGCAGCTGCATCCAACGACAAAGACTTACCCGTACCTGACTCAGTGGACGCTACGTGTACCGTCATGCCTAGCAAGCCCGTGAACTTCATCAAGGGAGCAGCAGCACCGGCCAGCACCACAGCCAGCTGATCCCACATCTTGCGCCGCACCATCATGTTGATGACTTTTCTCCACTCATCCAGTGAGCCGGTGGGTTTGGTGCTGTTCACAATGTTTTGCAGCTCCGTCATCGGAACCATGACGGGTGGGCGGTTTGCGCTGTACACGCGACTTGCAAAAACAAACGTGCCATCGTCTTGCCAGCCATAGCTTGGCGGCATGTTGATAGGGGACCGCTCCACGCTGATCTTCTCAACGCTGGCGCGGATGTAGTCGTAAAAATTCTTGTCGTTGCCTGAACCAAACGCAGCCATGACGTTCTGGTTGGCCAAGTGCTTGATCGTCTCGTCCTTGCTGGCCAGACATTTCTGGGGCACCAGCACGTTGTGCAGTTGCTTGTTCTTGATGACGCAAAAGTGCACCTCGTGGCTACCGTTGTTGTTCAGCACGTCCACGGGAAAAATAGTGTTGGAGCAAAGCAACAGTTGCTTTGTCACCTTGTGGCCGTCAGCATCCTCCTCGGTACGTTCCAAGAACACGCCGCCCCTTGCACCAAAGGCGTAGCCCCGTGGTGGTTCCGGTTGTGCGATCAGCACAGTATCGGCCTCAGTATCGGCATTGACCACGGCACTGCTTTCAACCTCGACCGTAGTCTCGGCGGTGGTCAGCGCCATCTCTCGGCCCCACAGCAGCGGGTTGGTGATCTTGCCCCAGTGCGGGCATTTGCGGCACACGCCGGGGTTCATGTCGTCCATTGCGGCGCATGAGTACGGGCCTTTGATCTCGGCCAGCTTCTGGTGCATACGCTCATGAGGGTAGGGGTGCAGGTCACTCAGCCACGTAGCCGCCTTCTCGCCGTCTGCGCAGACCTTGGCCCAACTGAGCACCCCACGCCAGATCGGCTCCATGCCATCGTCCGATGCGTTGTCCACGTAGTGCTGGAGCTGGGCGCAGCCTGTGCCGCTTTCGGTTTTGACCCAAATCTTTTTGAACAAAGTCACGCTGTTTTGCGCAAGCGCAGTCAACATGGACGGTGCACTGACACCCGTCGGCCTTTGTCCGGGTAGCGCCAGCGATGTGCTGGCGGGCATTTTCACAAACTCAGGGCCGAACCCCTCGGCCGTCATGATGGCCTCGATGTCGTCCACCGCAAACCGGTTGCCCTCGGAGATGCTGCGCACCTTCGTTGCTGCGCGTACCGCCTTGCCGTTCTTGATCCCGGTGTTGATGGTGTCAGGTACGCGTAAGACTCGGGAAGCATCGCCTGTGACAGCGGTGTCGATGGCCAGCCCGTGCTTGAGGCACATCTCTTTGAAGCGTTTGGCAAAGGCGTACCACTCGTCCTTGAACAGCATCTCGTCCAGCGGCCAGTAAGCGTGGATGCCCCCGCCCGAGTGAACCAGCCAAGGGTCGCCCAGCGCGGCCAGCCCGGTGTCTTCGCAAAATTTCTGCAAGGCTTGCGCCGCAGCTTTGGCGCTTGGGTATGACTTGGCCTTGATGACCAGCTCACCGTGCTTGTCCGGCACAGGGATGTCTTTGGAGTGGTTGCAGTCAAGGTCCACGGCCAGCACTTGGCTAGCGTGCATGTTGTCTTTGGTGCGGTCCTTGTCCGTCCCAAACGTGCCGAGTGCAAAGTAGGTGTCGTATCCAGCTTGCGCCCACTTCTCAACGGTGGGCATGAGTTCCTCAAGGGTTTGTCCGAAGACGTGTTGTTTCTTCTTAGAGAGTTCTACCGCGCAGTAATAGCCATTACCCGGAGACGGCAAAACCGCCGCCATCAAATCGAGCGGAGTCATGGGGGTCCTTCGGGAACGGTTTACTTGAGGTCGTCTTCGGCGGTGTCCAGCAGCTCGGTGAAGCGCTTGTACAGTTCTTGCACGACTTCGGCAGGCACGTTGTAGTTGGCCATGTAGATGTGGTTTAGCAACTCTTCGTCGGTCAGGGCTTGAGGTTGTACTCGTGACATATTCTTCTCCATGCCTCATCCGCTGTGTTTGAGGACTGCATTATTGTTAAAAGGGTTTCCACGCGGTGGCGGTACGCGACGAAGACTTCTGATCCGTTGAACCAGTTGTAAACGGTCTGGCGTGTGACGCCGAGGGCGTAGGCGATTTTCGTGACGGGGAAATCCAAATGGATAGCCCAACGCCCAAGCTGGTTGCCCAGAGACTTGGGAGTCTTCATCACGTCATCAATGATTTTTTGTGAGTAGGCCATGGTGTTTAGGTGGGGGTACTCGCTGCACTGCGCAACGTCAGCATCCGCTTTCCCCCCGATTCAATTACTCGTCGTCCCAGTCGGACACGATGTCAGCCAGCTTGGACTTCTTGGCAGGCACGGCAGCAGCCTTGGCTGTCTCCTTGCGCACCTCTGGCTCGTCCGTCGCAGCTTCGGCCACGGGCGCAGCTTTGGCTTTAGCTTTAGCGGCCTTGGCTCGCTCAGCGGCAATCGCTGCGTCTTCTTCCTCGTCCATCAACTCACCCATCGGGCGGGTTCTAGCTACCGCCTTGGGAGCAGCACCGCCGATGCTCATTGGGGCAGCCTTCACGCCGTCAGCTTGCGCCACGGTCAGGACCACAGCCTTCTTGGCATCGTCAGACTCGCCTTGCGACACTGCGATCGGGTACTCGTCGTCTGTCAACCAGCGCGTAGGCGCGAAGAACAGCTTGGGAGACTCGGCCTTGGTGTCGAACTTCATGCGCGTGACGATCTGCTCGGGGTTAACCGGAGGTGTCTGCGCTGCCAAGTAGCGGGCGTAGGCTTGCAGGGGACGCTTATCGCCTTCTTCCTTACCGAAGATGCTGGTCGCGGGGAGTGTCAGTTGCAGCACATCACCTTCAGGGTTGTTGGCCAACACAACAGCAAGGCGCTGTTGGAAGCGGCAGGCGCGGCTATTGCCGTTACCGGAACCGGCTTCGTTCTGTGGGCAACCCATGCAAGCGTTGCTTTGCGGGGCCGTGATGCTGGCGTCAGGTTTCTCGCCGTCATTGCTCCAGCAGTCAGGACGCACAATCGCTTCGGCGTTGTATGCGCCTGCGTAGAAAATGCGGCTGACCTTGGGGGCAGCGCGGACGATGATGACGTCGAGGTGACGGTCGTCGATGCTGGTGATCTCCTTGCCGCCTGCCACCAGACGGAACACGCCGCCTTTGATGGAGATGCGCTTGGTAGATACGCCAGCACCACCACCTGTCAGGGCTCGGGCTGTGTCAGACAACTCGTTGTTACGAGCAAATGCGGGGACGTTGGACGAATTGAAAAGCGTAATGTTGCTCATGATTGCGTTACTTTCTTGCTTTGGTTACACGAATGTCGAACTCAGTGATTGAGTTCAAACCCGGCGGCAGAACACCGGGGTTCTCTTCCAGAAACTGTGCCATGTTGGTTTGGGCGATGCGCTTTTCCAACAGGTCTACGACTTGATGCTCAAGCACGAATGCTTTGAACGAGTCCCAGTCCTGTGTGTTGTAGCGCGTCTTCTTAGTCAACGACACGGTTCCCGTGGAGGTCTGGACCGATGTCAGGCCAAGGGCCTTCATCTGGTCTTTGATAGCGAGGCGCACTTGCGTGCGGGTCTCGTCCAGCTCAGCGAGCTGGCAATCAAGGCTTTCCATCTTGGCCTTGATCTTTGTGTGAATGGCGACCAGCTTGTCGAGCGGGATTGCTTCAACTTCCGGTGCTTCTTCGATGTCTTCAGTCATTGCTTTCTCCTATATTTTTGTCAAGCGTTGGACAGTTTACATGGATTTTTTGATGGTGCAACCCCCTTTCAAGAATTTATTTCAAGCGTGAACATCTCTGTCAGAAGTGAGCTATCACTCACTTTCGCTGCGAGGGCTTTAAACATCTTGGCCTCCACGGGGGAGCTCTGGATGTGGAAGACGGTCACCTTGTCGGAGTCCTGACCCTTGCGGTCGGCACGGGCAATACACTGGATGTACTGCTCAACGCTCATCAAGGGGCCGTAGAACACCACGGTGTCAGCGGCTGTCAGCGTGATGCCGTGCGCTGTAGCCTGCGGCTGCATGACCAGCACCCTTGGGTCAGGGTCGGTCTGGAATCGGTGGATGATGTCGCCGCGTTTGTTTGCTGACACGCCGCCGTGGATGCACTCGTTGGTAATGCCTCGGGATGTCAGGTGCCGCTGGATGGTCTCGATGCTGGCGCGGAACAACGCGAAGATGATGACCTTGCGGTTGGTCTCCTCCAGAATTTCCTCAAGCACGCCAAGGCGGGGGCCAGCATCGAACTCTACAACCTCTTTGGTATCGGTCAGCGCAGCACCCGCAGAGACCTGAAGCAGCTTGCTCAGCATAGCAGCGGCATTGATCGCTGTGATGACCTCCCCCGCCGCCTGCACCAGCATCTGGTCTTTGAGCAGGTTGTAGTACTTGGCTTGCTGTGGAGTCAGCGGCACCTCACGGGTAAGCGTCATCACTGGTGGCAAGTCAAGGCACTGGTCTTTGGAGAACCGGATTGCTGGTTGCAGTGCTTGGAACACACGGTCGCGTGCATCGGGCTTGGGTGCCCACTTGTACAGCGTGATCTTGTTCATCACTGAGTCGCGCCATCCTGTGTAGAACAACGGCACGTTGTCGGGGTTGACCAGCTTGGCCAGCCCATACGCATCCGCAGGCGACTGCGATGCAGGTGTGCCCGTCATCATCCACAGGTGCGTCTTCGGATTGATGATGGACTTGAGCGTCTTCCACCGCTTGGTGGTCACGGTCTTGTAAGCGTTGGCCTCATCGACAATCACCAGATCAAAGCGGCCATCATTGATGACCTCATCGGCAATCAGGTTCAGCCCGTCGTAGTTGCAGATCACGAACTCGTAGTCCTGCTGAATCATCTCGATACGGCGCGATGACTTGGTGTGATGCGCCACGATAGCCGAGCGGTGGATGATGCTGTTGTTCAGATCGCTGAGCCACGCCGAGTGCATGATCGACAGTGGGCACAGCACAAGTACACGCCGCACAAAGCCTAGCTTCATCAAGTAGTCAGCGGCCCACAGCGCAGCAAGCGTCTTACCTGTGCCGGGGTCGTTGAAACAAAATGCCCGCTTGTGCATGGTTAGAAATGCAGCGGTATCCACTTGGTGCGCCATCGGCTTGTACCTGCCGGGCCAGCTGTAGCGCCTTATGATCGGTGACTGAATCTCTTTAACGCCGAGGTTCTTCAGAACACGCGCTTCGTCCAAGCCCCAGTACACAGCAACATCGAAGCCGCCATCATCACGCTCGATGACTTTGTGCTTGGGGATGATCTTGTACTTTTCAGGGTTGCGCGTTCTGAAGACGACGGCCTTGTCGTCGATGATGTCCATTACTTCTCCGTATGTTTATTTGTTGTCGCCTTGATTGGCTTTCTTCGCACGCAGTCTCAGGTTGCCCGGAGTGGATGTGCCGCCCTTGCGTAGCGGCTTGATGTGGTCGATGTCTTTGCCTGCACGGTCAACGCCTTTCTTGTCGTACGCACGCCGCGCACGTTGGCGCTCATGCTGGTCTGACTCAGGGCCGGACTTGCCGGTCTTCAGATCGCGCTGATACTCTTTCGCATAATTTCTTTTACGCGTTGCCATTCGATACCTCTTTCTGCTTGTGAAAATTAACCACTAACTGACACCACGAAACAAAGTCTTCGACCGTGGTATCACTCCGCCACGCATTGAGGGCGCGGCAAACCATTTGGATATTGTCTGCTGTGTAAGGACCTCCTGCAACTACTCGATCAACAGACGCGTTCGTAGGGCAGTTAACGCCCTTCTCCAACTTGCACGTTAGCTCAACACCGGATAAAGCGCACTTGAAATCTTGCTTAACAAGCTGCGCCATCAAGATGTCCCGTGTAAGTTTGTCCCTCTTACGCCCGCCAAAATACAGTAGGCGCGGTAAATATCGGTTCCAGTTACCGCTTATGCGTTCGTACTGACTGTCCGTACTGACTTCGCCCGAGTAGTATTTCCATTTGCCTCTGCAAGCAGAGGAACAAAAACGCTGCGTGCGTGTGCGGCGCTGGACTTCTTTTTTGCATACAGCGCATTCCAGCATATCAATCTCTCTTTCGGTTGTGTTCACAGGTTTTAACAGCGCACCACCCGCATAGAGGGGTGGGCTTGGGGTTCCATACTCCGGTCTCATGCGCCTTCTCAATGCGGGCAACGCGTTGCCGGTAATCCCACCAGTACTCCTCGGCTTCACCGCGCAGGAAGCTGGCCTTGACCAAGTCGTTCTTGACCACGAACAGCAGACCACCGCTGACTTTGCGGATGTGTGGGAAGTGCACGAACACCATCAACGCCATCAGCCGAAGCTGCTCCCGATCCGGGTACTTGTTGTTGCCCGTTTTATAATCGACCACGCGAGCTGTCAAGTTGTCATCGTCGATGATGAGCAAGTCGGCAATCCCGCGCACCCATACATCCTCGGCCATGAACCCGCAAGGGCGCAGGTCAGCAGTCACACCCATCTCGTGCTCACACATCTTGCGACCGGGCTTGGCCTTGAGCGCATCAAGCATGTCCTTGACGAACTCAAACTGCGGGGGTAGCGGCTTGTCGTCCTTGATGTAGAACTCGGCCGCTGAGTGGAACTCCTTGCCGTACATAATGGCTTCGGTCTCTGGGAAGGGGTACTTCTTGAGAACCCTAATCTCGTGGTATCGACGGGGACAACCCTCGTAGTCTTTGAGCGCTGAGTGTGACCATTTAACTGTCATTAGAACCTCGCTGATTGAATTGCTTTATTGAGTTTGCTGCTGAACTCCTCGACGAAGTTCTCGTCGTTGTTCAGGTCAGGTCGGTCCATGCTCTCAAGTATGGCGTGTGTCAGCTCATGCCAGAACGTCTCTTGCAGTGCGGACAGCTTGAGCGGTATGCCGTGGTACGACTTACGCGCCAAGGTGATGGTGCGCTTGGCGTAGTGCACCTCCCCCATGTACAGACGCTCACGCATCGACTCAGCGATATCCACGCTGTACCAGTTCTCACCTACCTTGATCTTCTTGGGTAGTGTCAGTTGCTTCATTGCTTCTCCTGTTGTTAACCTTTTGCCAAACCATAACGGCGGTGTGCACCGACCTCTGAGTTCAGCGGGATGCCGGGCATGTACTTGGGCTGTGCAATCATCTGCTCCAGCACCCAGTCCTTGGCTCCCTCGACCTCAGCGTCAGGCACGACACAGAGCAATTCATCATGCACTGTGCCTACCACGGGGTACTTCTTGTCCACCCGTAGCATACCGTCCGTCATCACCACACGCGCAGTTCCCTGCACAATGTTGTTTGTTATCTTCCCAGCGTACAGCTTGGTTGGCTTGACGCCAGCTTCACCGTACACCCAATTGCGTTGCTTTGTTTCTTTGTCGTATTCGTTGCGTAAGTTCGGATACTTGAGGGTCATGCCCGAGGGCAAGACGATCTCTTCTTTTCTGAACGTGACGCATTTATACACCACCTCTTCGCCGCCGTAAAGCGACTTCTCCATCAGCTTGCTGCACATATCCCAAAAGCTCACCACCGGGTGCGCAGTGCTGCGGTAGATGTCGATGATCTTCTTGGCCGCTACGCAGTGGATCAGCAACTCGCGTTCCGTACAGGTGTGGGGAATCTCCCGGAGCTTCGTAACATTCTCGTCCCACCCAACGAAACGGTCGATGTAGGCGGCGTCCACACCGAGCTTCTTCGCAAACGCTTTGT